CGTTGTTTATGAGGAATGCAGGATATAGCTTTAGGCATTTTTTATAATTTTATGGTATAGAAATACTGCTAATTGATCATTATGATCTTTACTCATGTGATTAGCATATTCATCTTCTACTATATAGCCAGAGAGTGTGAGTCTAGTATCGTGTCCGTGTCTAAACTTATAAGTAGGAGTATAAAAACTATATAAGTGAACTATTGACCCTGAGTAATTACTTAGTATTTCGTTATCAAACCAGTAAAACTCTCTATTTTGTAATTCAGTCATATAGTCCCAATCGTGAATATGTTTGTAGTAGTCATGTCCTGCTGCGTAGACTGGATCTGAATCTTTATAATCTTCACACTTTGCCATATTGATTGAGTATACTGGATGGTATAGTCGATGTGGCTCAGTCCAACAAAAGATTGTATAGTCTGATTTGTGATTAAAGGTACGAAAAGCATGCTCATGAGCTGTTCCGTCTTTTCCAAGCCCTATAATATCTGCGTTTAAGTGTCTAGCTAGTAGAGTTGTCCATGAGTGTGGCTTATCACTACGACAAAATGAATCACCGCAAAAGTTGATCTTCATCCTTTGCGTCTTCGTACCCAGTCTATTGCGTCTGATAGTGAGTATTTAGCATGTACATGCGCTTTTCGAGCGTCATTTTTAAACAGCATCAGCACAGGCAGTTGATCTGGAACATTACAATATCGTGTAAGGCGAGAATCATTTTCATCTGCAAACTCTGTTGTTAGATCACTAAACTCATTATCTATTGCTTGAAGCTGAAGTTTGATATATTCTGTTAAAGATGAGTTTGTAGAAGGCGCAAAGCCAACAAGTTTATGAGCCATTAATCAGTCCTCTCAGTGATATAATCTCTTCTTGTAGCAGTTTTACTGTATCTCGCAGTTCAGAAATCTCTCCATGAAGATATCGAATATCTCCTCCAAGGTCTGTAGCAAGTTCGTGCAGTGAAGACTGTTGTTCGCGAAGTTGAAATTTTAGTTCTTTATCTGTTACATACATGATAAAATATTAATGCATTTGCAATTACATGTCAATAAAAATGTATATGTGTCTTGCGTTCTGGTTTAAATTCTATTATTATACAGTATATTTAATCACAAGGAGCATTTATGCATAAGCGACCTTCTCTATCAGAGGCACTAACACTGCTACGTGTTAACAACCAATACGATGTTTTAGACGAATATCTACAGTTGCAAGATTCACACGGTGAGTTCTTTGCAGCTCGATTTGTTGTAGACATTGCAGATCACTATAATCACCTAATGGAGGTAGCAGTTAATGGTTAAAGCAAAACCACTACCGTTCGGAACAGCTGTCGGATACAGCACTTGGAATGTTAGACGCACAATTAGCGAAGCGGAAAATGTTGCACGTTGGAATCCCTGGAAAGCGCATGAGTGGTTTGAAGAAGCTCGTGAGCGTATTAATATAGACACTGCACCATTTTTTGAAGAATTTGACGCAGCTGCTCGCCGTGTAAATGCATATTGGATCTCTCTTCAAAGCAAGCGATACTATGATATGCGTGAGTTTTGGAAAAAAGATAAAGCGTTTATTCCCCCAAAACTTATTGAAACAATTTTAGATTAAAATTATTCGTACAATTTAATCTTTGACCCTGCCCATAAACCATGCTATTAATAAGAGGTAATAATGTTTTTTAAACTTGCATCGAAGAATGCTTATCGAGATCTAGTCAGGAACGCACGTCGCATCAGCATTTCACAGATGAGTGATAGCGAAAAAAGCGAAGCTTTTACAGAGTTATATACACTACTTAAACCGCGTCTCGGAGAGACATCACGTACACTCAATGCTGAAGCAGCTTATGCAAAGCGTTGTACTCACTGGAACCAGATTAATCAAGCTGAAATCAAGCCTGTTCACACTTTTCGTAACCCTTGGTTAGCCTTCAAACGTGAGTTTGAAAGCGCTATTCAGTCTAAAAATCCGTCTGCCGTTTCAGTCTCACTAGCCTGGTTCTATCATCAACCACATCGCGACGACTGGCTCGCATTTTAGATTCACGCGAAGCGTGTGTGCTTTCGACTGTAAGGAGATAGAGATGCAACTAGAAAAAGCTACAAACATCGTTTGGAATATTTTAAGCTCTATGCCTATAGAGGTGTATGATGATGACTCTGGAGAACTGTGGGAAAATGACACTTGGGAACTTGTAGAAGAACGGCTTGACGGTGATTATGCAGGAACTCGTGTGATTGGTAGCGCTAATATAGTAACTGCTTTGAACATGGTTCATCAGAAGTTAGTAATAGATAGGCTATCTGTTAATGATAATGCAGATAGCAGCTCTGATGTTAGTCAACAAATGTTTGAGGATGTTATTGATTATCTAATTGAAAATAAAAAGATTAGAAAACGTCCTGAAAAGGTCAGAGAAACTTTTACAGTTATTCATTCGCTATGACTAATTTTTTTATTGTTCACATGACTAATTTAGAAACTTCTGAACCGTATAAGTATGTTGGTATATATTCAACAAAAGAAAAAGCAGATGAAGCAGGTCAAGAAGCTTGTGAAATGTATGATGAGAGAATGCACTATACTGTAACATTAGATGTGCTTGATAAATGAAAATATTAATATTTGGACTTCCAGGATCAGGTAAAACTACTCTTGCTGAGCCTTTTGCTAAAGAGATAGATGGTATCTGGATTAACGGCGATCAAGTTAGAGAAAAATATAACGATAAAGACTTTAGCTTTAAGGGTCGTTTAAAACAAATGCTAAGAATGAAGTATTTAGCAGACGGTGTAGTTATGGCTGGAAAGATTGCTGTAGTTGATTTTGTGTGTCCTACTAATTATCTTAGAGATATATTTGAAGCTGACTATTATGTATGGATGGACACTATACAAGAAAGTAGATTTGAAGATACAAATAAAATGTTTCAAAAACCTGAGAAATACGATTATCATGTAGCAAAATGGTTTAATGATACACATTTACAATTATCAAAGATGTTAGAACATTGGGAAGCAAAAAGAAATAAGTTATACCAAAACTATCCAAGAATGGATGGTGTAAATGATAATAGAATACAAATAAAATGAGTTTTAACTATACTGAACCAACAGTCCAAATGTTAGGACGCTTTCAACCCTGGCACGAAGGACATACAGCTCTTTTTACAAAAGCGCATGAAAAAACAGGACAAGTTATAATCATGATAAGAGATATGCCACACTCTAATAAAAATCCTTTTACACACGGACAAGTTGTAGCAACTATAATTAACTCACTTCAGCAAGCAGGTTTTGAAATGGGAGATGACTACGTAGTTTCTAAAGTACCAAATATAGTAGACATATCTTATGGAAGAGATGTTGGTTATTCATTTACTCAACATCATTTAGACGAAGAAACAGAAAACATATCAGCAACCAAAATAAGACAACAAATGAGGGAAAATAATGGAAGCAGCACTTAAATCAGAACTAAAACAAGAAATTTCGCGTATCGTTGATCTAATGGTACAGGCAGAAGCTATTAGAGAGCAGATCGCTTCTCTTAAAAAAGATATTAAAACTGAATATGGATTACCAGTTGCAACTATAACTAAAGTAGCTTCTATTATTCGCAAGCAAAACTTAGATGAAGAAGAAGAGAAGTGGGAAGAGATCAAAGAATTTGTTGATGCTTGTTCATAATCATCTTAGCTAATTTTAAATGAGAGCTTGACCCTGCATGAGATCGATCTGGTGCAGGGTCTTTATGTTTTTCATTGTCTAAATGAAACTTTACATAATCGTCAGTAAGTTCTTCAATTAGTGGTTGAAGATGCCCAAAACAGCAGTGATGAATCATTGGTATACTAGCTTTTTGTGCTAATATAATTTGTTTTGAAACTGCTCCACTCCAGAGTTGTTGGACAAGTTTTTCTTCAGAAAAATACAACATTCCAGCAGCATGCCAAGCAGCTTGATGTTCTTTTGTGTTTTTACGTCTATTACCTAGTATTTGTTCTGAGAGTATCCAATTACGATAATATTTTTCATTTTGTAGAACATGATTAGCTACTATAAAACCCTGCGTACAATTATTTCTAAAATCCCAGATCTGCCAACGATATTCATTTGTGTGTCCTACTACAATCAAATCAGGTTTTAGCTTGACAGCTTCTTCTACTTGTGTTGTAATAAGGTATTCTGAAGCTCCACTTTGTGATAAGTTTTTTAATTCTGCGTTTTGAGAAATAAGATACGGATAAGCTTGTTGCTTATCAGATAAGCCTTCTCCTTGAGTATAAGAGTCTCCACAAGTTATAATGAGCATAGATGAAATCTTTATAGTAGGTAATTCTTGGTCTATACCAAGTCTAGAAGCGCCAAATCCCGCTTTTACACAACTCGGTTTAAATAATCGCTGGGAACAAATTGGAATAACTTTAGATGCACAAGCAGAATACATCATTGACAATGATTTGACAAGTAAATTTAAAGTTATCTGGTTGATAGGACATCATCACCGTGCTGACCCTCGTGGAGATGGATCTTACCTTTTACCATATGAGTGGGGCGAGGGTGACATCTGGGGTAAGCTTGTAAGAGATATATGGTTTCGTAAAATTACACGTATGGAATGGTATAATAGAACGAACGCTCTCTTTTTAAAAGCAGTGCTAGGTATTGCAAATCCTTCAAACTTATTGATGATACCGATTTACAGACCTAATGTGGTAGACCATGTATGGTTTGATGAGCATCCTTGTATTTGGAGGCACTATCTTAGAGACTATGTTAGAGAGTTTCCTGATGGACGGGGTCACATGAATCAAGCAGGACATAATAAATTTAAAATTAGACTTGCAGCAGAGATATTTGATAGATGGCAAATCAAGACTATATAAATCCTGATTGGGAAGATGCTATTGAGATTGGTTTCAATGAAAAGATAGCTAAAAATGCTAATAAAATTGTAGAATATTGTAATAAACATGTAATAAATTATGGTCATCAGTGGAGATGTGATTTTGCTGGAAAATGTGCAATACTACTTAAACCTGGTGAAGGTTATGAATGGCATTTTGATAATCTAGATTTTGCTAATCAAAAACTTACTACTTCACGTCCCTCTAGATATTGGACACACATTATATACTTAACAGAAGGACAACCCTTTGAAATTGGATCGTGGTCACCTGAATCTTCTAGAGTGGAGCAAACAGACTTTTCAGCGCCAGAACCTAAAGAAATACTTATCAGAATTTACCCCGAACCAGGTAAAACTGCTTTGTTTCCTTGTTTTATGGTTCATCGCATACGTCCTATTGTTAAAAACTATCGTTGGGCATTTGTTGACTTTATAGATACACCAAATTATAGCACAAAGTCTAAACGCGACTTAACTAATTTATTTAACAGGTACTTTGATGAAGATACTAGGAATCAGTTGCTATCACCACGATAGTGCTGCAGCATCACTAAAAAACGGACATATTGAAGCAGCTTCTCATGAAGAACGCTTTAGTCGTATAAAATATGATAAGCGTTTTCCAACAAAAACTATTAATTGGTTAAAAGATCCTTATGAAGATTGGGAATTTGCAGCGTTTTATGAACAGTCTACATATGATAACTTTAAAACAGATATTAAAAAGCATACTTTTGCACAACCTGTATTAGTAGATCATCATGAGGCCCATGCTATGAGTTCTATACTTTTAACAGATTGGTATGAGTGTGCTGTGATGGTTGTTGATACTGTAGGAAATAAATATTCTACATCTTTAGGAGTTTATAGAAATGGCAAAATTGAATGGCTCAAACGTTTTCGTTATCCAAACTCTCTTGGTTTATTTTACTCTAGTGCTACTCGTTTGTTGGGATTTAAACCTTTAAGCGATGAGTCTCAAGTAATGGCTGCAGCTGCTTATGGTAGTCCTAAGTGGGCACCCTTTATAAAAGATAAGGTTTTACATTGGGACGATAACGGAGAATTTACTTTACTCTTTAATACTGAACGCGGTGTTGGTTATGGCACCTTAGATTGGGATATAGCCGCATCTGTTCAACACGTTTTGGAAGCAGTATTATTAGAGCTTTCTCATTGGTTATATAGAGAAACAGGTCTTACTAACTTAGCTTACGCTGGTGGAGTAGCTTTGAACTGTGTAGCAAATACACATCTTTCAAAATATTCTGCATTTAAAAATATTGCTATTCAACCTGCTGCAGGAGATGCTGGGTGTGCGCTAGGAGCTGCTGCTTTGATCGAACGTCCTATCTGGGAAAATGCTTATTTAGGAGTTGACGTAAAATGTGATAAAACTCCAGAGTATCACGCAGATTCTATACTTAAACACTTAATAACGCCAATAATAAATGGTAGAGCAGAGTTTGGACCTCGCGCTCTTGGTAATCGTAGCTTGCTATGTACTCCAACTCCTGATAATATAAAGCAACTTAATATGATTAAAAGTAGAGATGAAGATTCATGGAGACCTTATGCCCCTATTTGCCAAGAAGAAGAGGCAGATCAGTGGTTTAAGATATATCAACCAAGCTATGAGATGTTATTTACAGCGGACATTATCGGCGGTAATTTTACTACTCATGATAATTCTGCTAGACTTCAAATAGTTAACAAAACAAAAAATCCATACTTGTGGAAAATATTAGAAATAACTCGACAACAAGGTTATCCTATACTAATTAATACAAGTTTAAATGCAAAAGGAAAACCAATTGTTAATACAATGGACGACTTCAAAGAAATTCCAGTATATAACTGATGTTAAAACAGACACTTTAAAAACTGGACGTACCTATCATACTCCTGATGGTTCTTATCCTTCAATAACTACTGTATTAGGTAAAACTGCTGATAATACTTGGTTACAGAGGTGGATTGATCGAGTAGGTGAAGAAGAAGCAGCTCGTGTATCAAAAGAAGCTACAGATCGAGGAACTCTTGTTCATGAATTTGCAGAGCGTTACTTTAATGGTGAAGATGTTTGGGATGAGATTATGGATCAAAGACTAGATGTTAGACAGATGAGTAGAGATTTAATTCGTGCAACAGAACGAGGTGTAGAAGAGATTTGGGGTCAAGAGCAAGTTTTGTGGAGTAATAAGTACAAATATGCAGGTAGAACTGATATGGTGGGTATTTGGAAAGGCAAACCTACTATTATTGATTTCAAAACTTCTAAAAAGAAAAAATCTCAAAAACAAGTAACAGACTACTATATACAAGGGTGTGCTTATGCTGTGGCGCATAATGAGATGTACGGCACAGGTATTCAAGATGTCGTAATTATAATGACTATTGATGGAGACGATCCTATAGTTTTTGAGCAGTCTGCTGTACCTTTTCTTCCCTTTTTAAAAAATAGGAGACAAATGTTTGATAAGCTGCAAGCAAATTGATGTTCCAAAACTTAAAGTAAGACCTCAAAATATTACAAGTCTTAAAAGATTTTTTGAAGAAGGTAATAAGCTTTTTGAAGACCGCTACTTACTAGATAGCTGGAAATCATTTAATTTGGTCTCTAACTATAAAGATTCTCCAATCTTATCTAAATTTGACTTTATCAAAGTTTGGAAAGATAAGTTATCAAAAGACTTTGAGATAGAGAGTATGTATATTTCTATCTTACTATCAAAAAGTAGTATTCCTTGGCATGTTGATATGCAAACTACTGAGTACTATAATAAAGCAATTCTTACTGCTATATCTGTTAAAAAGTCTTTTATAGAATTTGAAAACGACTCAAAATATGTTTATAAACCTGGTTACAGTTATATGATACGATCAGGAGTAAGACACCGAATATTAAACCTCTCTGATGAGATAAGAATAATGATATGTACAAACCCGAAAGAAAATAAATATGTCTGAAGAAAACTACAAACCTGTTAAAACAAAACCATTACCATCGTCTATTAATGAATATGTAAAGAGTAAAAAGAAATGATTAAATGGTTAATTGAAAAGTTTGAAGATTGGAAATTTCAGCGTGAATTTCAGCGTAAGAAAAAACAACTGTTAAAAACAGATCCGTTTGTATATAATTTTGAGTTTAAGAATGATAAAAAACAAGACAAACATAAAAGTTAATTTAAAAGAGATTAGGGACATAATGAAAGAGTATGACCCTGTGAAATCTGTATTCAAAATCTATGACTGCGTAAAACTATATGGTTTTCCTCCAGACTCTATTTGGTGTGATACATGGAAGATAGATGATTATTTACCTATATTAAGAATTGTAGATTATCAAACTTTAAAAGATTTAGATTTTGAACCAGAATCTTGTGGTCTTAGAATCAAACTTAGAAAACCTGGTACAGGTGTACCTGTTCACAAAGACCCTTATGAGAACAAATATGGTGAGGCTCGTTTTGATGATAGGCCTGCTCATAGATGGGTAGTTCAATGTTCTGATTGGAAAATAGGTCAATTTTGTCAAGTTGAGGATGAGGTGATTACTCATTGGAAAATAGGTGATGCTTATAGATTGACAAAAAATGACGCACATTTAGCTGTTAATTTTAGTAATTTTGATAGACTTCTTATAACTCTAACTGGATTTACAAAGTGACAAGAAGAATTAGAAAACCACTTAGAGAATTTTTTGATAAACACACTTTGACGGATGCTGAAAAAACTTTTATATTAGGATGTATAAGTGCCCAGTCTAAGTATCCTCAATTAACGCAACGTCAATGGGATATAATTCAAGAAATTAAAGAGAGATATAAAAATGTCTAAATATCCAGGAGTAAAACGTCTCCCAAGCGGTAAAATTGATTATAGAGGAGTCAAGTTTGATGGATTCAATAAACCAAGAAGATCAAACAGAGAAGGAAAAAAAGGAATGGTACTGGCCAAAGAAGGAGACAAAGTGCGACTTATACACTTTGGAGATTCTTCAATGGGGCATAACTACTCTCCAGAAGCACGAAAAAGCTTTAAGGCAAGGCACGGTCGCAACATCGCTAAAGGAAAAATGTCAGCAGCATATTGGGCTAATAAAGTCTATTGGTCAGGACCTAGCGGATCTAAAAAGTCGCCTCCAAAATCTCAAAAATACACAAGAGGACTTAACCGAAAGTGACGGAAAAACAGGATCGTTATATAACCGCTCGTATACAGCAACTTACGGAAGAACTAAGTAAAACCCAAAGTGATTATGATAAAAGTTGGTACAAGCGTATTATTCAAGAACTTGATTGGGTAATTCAGATGCGTGATAAGCCTACTAAAAATTGTAATTTAGAAGAGTATTTATATTGGAAATGATTTACTACATTGATATAGACGGTACTATTTGCACACAAGAAAAATCAAGTAACTATGATTTAGCAAAGCCGTTTGAAGATAGAATTTTACGCTTTAATGATCTAATTGACTCTGGACACGAAGTTCATTACTGGACTGCAAGAGGTGCTCAAAGTGGTAAAGACTGGAGTGATTATACTAAGTTACAGTTAACCGCTTGGAATGTAAAATATACATCTCTTAACTTTGGAAAACCTCACTACGATGTATGGATTGATGATAAAGCTGTGAATGTTAATTCATACTTTAACCAATACTTAATGCCTACTACTTTTTTATCTCCTACCAATATAGCCTAGTCAATGTCAGAAATTATTAAATTCCATTTAATTCATGAGTTTCCTGAACAACTCGTACTTCCCCCACTGCCTGCTAAAAAGACAGTACCAGACTGGTTTAAAAAGATACCAGGATACAATGAGAATGATCAAACTGTAAAAAAGTGTGTTCCATTTATTGATGCGATGACGGCTGGGTATACTATGCTTAATCATATTGACATTTTACTTTTTCAAACTAAAGATGGCAATGTTAGGCTAAAATACATGAATGATCATCATAAATCTTTAATGAAAAAACATCCACCAATCGAGACACATCCTTCAAGACAAATACCTGGATCTCCTATGGAAGCTTATACAATTCTTAAATGGATGAATCCTTGGGTTATTAAAACTCCTCCAGAATACTCTACAATATTTTTACCTTGTATTAATCGTTTAGAGTCTCCTATTATACCTCTTGTAGGACTTGTAGATACTGATGAATATAGTAATGTTGTTAATTTACCTTTTATTCATACATATCTTGAGCCTAATGAAAAAGAAGTATTTATTCCTGCAGGTACTCCTATGTGTCAAGTAATTCCTATTAAACGTGAAACTTGGAAAGTTGAGAACACTTGGTTAGAGAAAAAAAATATTGATGCCGTTGTAGATGAAAGAAAACAGATGCAAAAGTCTCGTGAAGACTGGTATAAAAATAATATTCATGTAAAAAAACGATATGACTAGTTGTTTAATAGTAGGTGCAGGGTCTTCAAAAGAAAAAGCTAAAGATTATTCTAATTTATTTTCTATTAGTGCTAATTTACATTTTCCAGATGCAAATATAATTTTTGCACAAGATGATCCAATACTTGATAAAATATTAAGAAAAGATACAGAGGGATTTAAATCACAGCCTGTATTTACTACCCCAAAAAAATATCAAAGATATGGTGACAACCCTAGATGTATATTATTCGACTACCGAGCATTTTATAATTATAAAAGTTTATCTTCAGGATTAAATGCTATCGTACTTGCTCAATTTCTTAATTTTAAACACATTGTTTTGGCAGGGTTTAATTTTGATGAAAAACATTTAAACTATACACAAGATTTTAATACTATCAAAGGTAGTATTAATTATAAATTTTTATAGGAGATAATATGGCAGCAGAAAACTATCAAACATGTTTAGAAATGATTTTACACCATGAAGGTGGATATGTAAACCACCCTAAAGATCCAGGAGGTGAAACAAATCTTGGGGTTACTAAAAGAGTCTATGAAGAGTGGACTATGTCAAAAGACTTAGTAACAAAAGATATGAAAGATTTGACAGTAGATGATGTAGCCCCCATCTATAGAAAAAATTACTGGGATCGTATGAAATGTGATGATATGCCTGCTGGTCTTGATTTATGCGCATTTGATTTTGGTGTAAATGCTGGAACAGGTCGTTCAGCTAAATTTCTTCAGACCATGATTGGAACTGTGGCAGATGGAGGAATTGGTCCAAATACTCTTCGTGCTTTAGCATTATACGTTGAGTCTGAAGGTATAGAGGGAGCAATTAAAAACTTTCAGTCAGAAAGGCAAAGCTATTACGAAAGTTTATCCACATTTGAAACATTTGGTCGTGGATGGACTCGTCGTGTTGATGAGACTACTGAAGCTGCAATCAAAATGATTTAATGTATACTTTTGAAGAATTCGAAGAACCGTTTCATCATTATATAATTACCCCTGATTGGGATATTTACGATTACGTGGATAGTGTTTGGGATAAAGAGTTTTTAGAGGATAAAGACTTTTCTTCAAAGTTTTTTACTAGATCTATAGTAAAAAATACTAAAACTTTAGATTTTTTAAAAAATATTATATCTGATTTTAGTAATAAACTAGAAGTTGATATTCTGCCTTTTACTTCTGAGTTTAGACATAATATTGATGTAAGTGATTACTACACTATTGATCGAAGCACTCATTTAGATAAACAAACAAAAGAGCTTATAGCTTTATGGTATTTTAAACATCCTCTTGATGCTGGAGGTATGGATCTTTATCTTTGTAATAAGCAATACGGTTCTACCAAAAAGTATTTACCCTACGCCTCAAATAAAATGATTCTTTTTAAAAATCATAAGTATGCTTGGCACGGAGTTACTTATAGACAAAAAACACAATATAAAAGAAAATCTATGTATATATACACAGAGAGAAAAAGTTTAGATAATTTATCACCTAAACAATTAGAATATTTAAGAAGCACAATTAAGAATAAAAATTTTGCTTTATAGGAGAAAACAATGAATAAAATTTTAACTACAGCTATCGCACTTAGCTTTGTATCAAGTGCAGCACTAGCATTTGAACGACCAACACTCAACTTTGGTGTAGAGCGTTCATTAGAAAACGAGGTAAATACATTATCAGTAGGTTCAGATATTGGTCCTTTCGGGCTATCTACAGATTGGGAAGATACTGCAGAAGATAATTTTGCATTTAATATCTCTCAAATTAATGTTGATGTAAGTCATGATCTTGGTCCAGCTACACTATACATGAAGAATGATTTAGATAGTGGCTTAAAGCACGAAGATACAACAGTTGGAATTAAGTTTAGTTTTTAAATTTAAACTGTAATTTATTAGCCTTGTCAAAAATTTGACAAGGCTATTTTTTGTCTTTAAGCAACTAAACAATTATTTTAGTTTGCTCATTTTCACCAAAAAAGTTATATTTAAGTATGTTAAAACTTTATCTAGCACTAATTATTATTGGACTACTTGGGTCTTTTGGGTACGGAGCTTACTGGTATTATAATGATACACAGCAACGCATCGCTACGCTGAGAGAGAATAATGCTCAACTTGAAGTAGCAGTCGATACTGCAAATGCAAGTCTGGAAACAATCCAAGCAGACGTTGCAAAGATGGCAGATCTCAATAATCAATTACAACAAGATCTACAAAAGGCAGAAGCCTATGGTGATGAACTACGAGGTAAGTTAAGTCGTATGAACCTTGTAGTCGAGGCGTTGAAAGATGCCACAATATTAGAAGGAAAGATGAATGGCGCTACAGCAAAACTTTGGCGTGGTTTCATGGAAGACACTGGTAATCGCAATGACTATCCTCTTCCTGACTGGTTGCGTAGGGAGAGCACCGGAGACGGAAATCAAGACGGTAGTCAAGGTGGAGAAGACAACAGTACCGGTAGTGTCGAGACCGAAGCCGCTCCAGCTAGTTGATACTCGTGTACGTGTAGTTACGAGTGATACGCTAGATCAATTTATAGAAGAGTACAAAGAGCAATATGGCGAAGTTGCATTTGTAGTTCTCAGTATGAAAGATTACGAAAACCTTGCTTTGAATATTGCTGATTTACGTCGGTACATTAACCAACAAACAGAGATTATAGTTTATTATGAAGAAGCTGTTTCAGAAGAAAAAGAAACAAATATTGAAAATATAGAATAACCCTTAAGAGGGTATGGAGCAACCATGAAAAGAGTATCCCTCTTACTCGTTTTATATCTGTTAGGCACATCTATTGCATTAGCTCAAACTACAACTAATGTGAACACTACGTCTGACAGTACCAGCGACATCACATCAACAAATACCAATACAAACAACAACACCAATACGAATACCAGCACTTCTACATCAACGAATACGAATACAAATAATAACACCAACACTAGCACTTCGACAAATACCAATACAAACAATAACACAACGACTTCGACTGAAAACTCGACTATCAACAGTACAACTGATAGCACTACAAATAATACAAGCACAAATAATAACACAAATCGTAGTGTAGTTGATTCAGTACAGACACTCAAGTCACCACCTCCGTCTGCTATCTCTCCATCGATTGGAGCGAGTAGTTCAGATATCTGTACGACTGGAGTAAGTGGAGCGTTACAGACTCAGATACTTGGACTATCTGGTGGAGCATCTGTACGTGATCTCAATTGTGAAAGACTTAAGATATCTAAGACTCTCTATGACATGGGTATGAAAGTTGCCGCTGTATCAGTTATGTGTCAGGATCGTAGAGTATTTGATGCAATGCAGATGGCAGGAACACCATGTCCTTTCTTTGGTGACATAGGTGAAGAGGCACAAGTCGGATGGGATGCGTCTCCGACTTATATTCCTCCAAAGATACAGGAGACTCGAGAGAATGGCAAAACCGGCGCTTTTGTTGCTGGTGGTCTTGTGGCTGCTCTTATTGCAATCCTTGCCCTCTAACGCAGACACCACACAAAATCTAATAAATCCCAGTGACATACAGGGTACATATAATAATTGTACGCCAGGAGTAGACTGCTGGAATGGAACAACAGGTGGTAGTAGACCTAACTGGGATGGTACTACTGCATATTGGGGATATGGTGCTGGTCAGTTGTCTTGGGAACTTGCTATGGAACAAGCACTAAGAGAAGCAGGAATAAATGTTGATGGGTATAATTATGTGTGGCGTGTAAAAAACTTTGATACGAACTCTCCACAAAATGATGGAAATGACTATATGCGTATCTCTGTTCGATTTTATGATTCATCTGGAAATCAACTTTGGGGAAAACAATATAACTTAGATGGACATTATGAATGGACTAATTTTACTGGTCAAGAATTATTTACGAGTCCTTTGACTGGATCAAGTATTGATTCTATTATCTTGAGAGCAGAGGGAGATGATATTGGATTTTGGGCAGGATACTATGGACCAGAGTTTAACGTATCGGGAAGCAGTGTATCTTTGATATACTCAAACGATCCTTGTTACCCTGATCCAATTGTCGATCCTACTTGTGACGGATACGCAGAAGCATATGCGTTAAAAATGTTAGAAGAACAAATGGCAGCAATTGAAACAACTCCAGAACCAGTAATACAGGAGCAAACTTATGAAGAACCTATCGCAGTACAGAATACCAGTATTCAGAACTCGCAGACCAATCCCACAGAACAAGTCGAGATATCAACTTCTGAAAGAACAGAAGATGAAGAAGAAGCAAAAGTGGATCCGATTGAGATCGCCCTCAACGCTGCAGCAGATGATGCTGCGTTTATACTAAACAATATAGTCAATGGAGAACTAGGAGGTATATCAAGTGCTCTGGAAAATAATCAAACTCAAACTTCTATGGGCGTGGACAATGCTCAAAATCAAAGTCAAGGCAGTTCTTCTTCTAATCAAAACGATTCTGAAGAGAGAGAAACACAAGGACAAAAACTAAAGAGAGCCGCAAAAGAACGAGCAGCAGGACTGCAACAAGAAATAGTTGAATCAGATGATATAGATGAGCAACAAGCTCAACAACAAGAGATGCTTGCTATGATGAATTATGTACCAGGATTTGATGCTTATAAAATAGCATTAGCAGGAGGTACGTATCCTGACGTTGCTTTTTACGCACCGACTACGATACCAGACTCAAAAGAGGGTGCTCGAAATAACTTTGCACAACAATTATTACACCAGCAGATGGTAGACATGCAGTATCAATAATGGACAGAGATATTTGGTTTATATGGATAATAATGATGCTAGTCTCAATAGCAGCACTTCCTTGGATTGCTCGAATGCCAAGCATACATTACATACTATCACTTTGTTTTTAGGAGAATAAAATGGCAAAAGATTTAGGTCAAGAACTCGAAAATATGGAAGACAATATAGAGAATCTCAAAAATAAAGAGTTTCGTATCCTCGGAATCAAAGTCACATTTGTTTCGGTTAGTGCATTACTTGCAGTACTTGGTTCTATACTCGGAGCACTCTATGGTGGTTTCCTGATGTATCAAAAGGTAGAAGAAGTTGCAGGACTTGATATCGGTGCATTTGAACAACGTATGGAGATTATCGAAACAAAACTCGAAGAAGCAGTTGACTATACAAGAGACATCAAATCTGATCTACGTGATGATATCACTAAGATAGAACAGCAAGGCGACAGAACTGAAGATATAGTAAAAGAAGTTGAAGATGATGTAAATATAAGACTTCGACAAATAGAAAAAGATGTTTTTAACATGATTGAAACAGCTGAAGGCAGATTTGAAACAAAAAGAGATGCACTTCAAGGCGACTACGAGCAAAAGGCATCACAGTTAGCAAAAGACATAGAAGAAAGATCTGATAAACTAAATGATAACTATGATGAAAAAGCAGAAAGACTCAATAAAAATATCGATGATGATATGCAAAAACTTGAAACAGATTTAAAACAAGCAATGAAAGAATTAGAAGAGAAGTTAGAAAATAGAGTGCAACGAGCGCTTGACAATCCACTTGCAAATTAATGTAAATATTTTATACTATATGTAATCCTACCCCTCCAAGGAGAACAAATGATAGACCCAGTAACCGCACTTGCGACTGCGACTGCTGCATTTAATGCCGTGAAAAAGGGCGTTGAAATGGGACAAGATATAGAGAACATGGCAGGTGCCATCGGTAAGTGGATGGGTGCTGTCTCTGATATCAATAAGTCTGCAGAATATTCTAAAAACCCACCACTCTTTAAAAAACTATTTGCATCAGGTTCTGTCGAAGAGGAAGCACTTGCTGCTTTTATGGCAAAGAAAAAAGCAGAAGATATGAGAGAACAATTGCATCAAATAATTAATGCAACTCGTGGTCCTCAAGCATGGCAAGAACTTGTAAAAGCAGAAGCAGATATACGTAAAAGAAGACAAGAAACTATCTACGCTCAAAAAGAACGACAAAAGAAGTTTTTTGAGATTGTTGTAATTATTAGTGCCACTATCTTAGGTGCTGCATTAGTTGTCTTCGTCATATGGTTACTTCAACAAGGATAAATAATGACAAGATTTCAAAACCCCTCAGCCTCAGATACTGGAAGAACAGAAGATTTTAATCTTCAAGTAGCTCGTGGGCATGTATCAAACCACTCTCATGTAAACAAATTTGGTTGGAATACTTCACTAGGTGCTTCATTTGAAACCATCTGGGATGGATCAAATGTTTACACTTATCATAACTCAGGCACCGCAGTTTTAACAAGTGCCACCCCTGAAGATGATAATCTGTCTACAGTGGAAATTCAAGGATTAGATGAAAACTTTAATATTCAAACTGAAATAGTTACTGTAGGAGGTGATCCTTCGACTACCGAATTTTCAAGAGTGTTCAGAA